GCGGTCCTCGACGCGGCCGCGCCCACTGGCAACGCCGTCGGCGACGACGACGGCACCCTCAGCTTCACCGACATCAACGCCGGCGCGACCGAGCTCGCCCAGCGCGGTGAGGACGGCTTCACCGCCGGCATGGCGCTCGTCGGTCCGTCCGGCAAGGAGTCGCTCATCAACTACCTCGCCGAACGGGGCACCGACCTCGGGGACGGGGTGGTCCAGAACGGCGAGCTCGGCGAGTTCGCCGGTATCCGCTTCATGTTCTCGAACAACGTCTCCGTCGGCGCCAACGAGGCGATCCTCGTCGACACCGACGAGTTCGGGTACGAGGGCGAGTGGCAGGGCGTCGACACCGACCAGGCCACCGACTTCGACGCCGACGCCATCAAGATGAAGATCAAGGCCGCGTACGGCTGGACCGACAAGCACTCCGAGGCCGCCGTCCGGGTCCAGGGCTGATCGTCCATGACTCACGAGCTTCAGCTCACGACCGACCAGGAGGACGTCACGCTGGCCCTCGGCCAGCATCCTGACGGCGTCCTCGAGTTCGAGGGCGGGACCGCCGCCGTCGACGACGAGTCGGTCGCAAGAGTCATCGACGACACCTACCCGAACATCGAGTACGTCGACGGCGACGCCGGCGCCGGCGCCGACGCGACCTCCGGGGACGACCAGGAGGACGACGACGTCGTCGCCGAGCCGCCGTTCGACCCGACCGAGAAGACGGTCGGCGAACTCGAGGAGCTCCTCGACGAGGGCGACTACTCGGCCGCCGAGCTCGACGCGATCGCCGCGGCGGAGGAGGCCGGCGAGGACCGGTCGACCGCACAGGACGCAATCGACGCGGCCCGCGAGTAGTGACCCATGAGCTACGAGGACGAATCGGACCTCAAGTACATCAACGAGCTCGCCGAGATCCCGCTCACGGGCCCGGACCTCTGGGAGGGCGACACCGAGTCGAAGCTGGACGCGGCCGAGATGGCCGAGAGCAAGCTCGAGGCGGACGTCAACGACGGCGACGTCATCGGCGATCCGTCGCCGCTCCACGCGCGAGCGGCCAACGCCTACGCCAGCTACATCCTCTTCATCGGTCCCGAGCACCCGGAAGACGCGCTGTCGGGCGAGATGTACGGCGGCGCTGGCTCGGACACCATGGAGTTCGCTCGCGAAGTCCATGAGGTCTACCGGTCACTTCGGTCGAGTATCGAGACGTCCGAGGAGGACGAGAGTAGCGACAGTAGCGACCTGATCTTCTCGGCATGACCTCGTTCGACGGCTTCGACGAGCTCGCCGAACAGCTCCGGGTGTTCCAACAGCAGCTGGAGAACGGCGAGCGCCTCGTCGACGACGCTCTCGATTCGGCGGTCGAGACAACGGCGGCGGGGGTCGAGCGTCGAACGAAGCAGAACCTCACCAAGCACGGCGCGGTCGACACCGGGAACCTGCGGAACTCGTACCGGTACGCTCGCGTCGACACCGCCCACTACATGGTCGGTACGTCGGTCGAGTACGGGCCCCACGTCGAGTTCGGCACCGATGCCCACGTCATCGAGGCCGACGACGGCGGGTTCCTGTACTTCGAGGGTGAGGATGGTCAGCTGATCCGGAAGCGGTCGGTGAACCACCCGGGGACGCCGGCCCAGCCGCACCTGCGGCCCGCGCTCCGGAACTCCGACCTCGCCCAGGAGATCCAGGAGGAGATCGAGGAGCTGTTCGAGAAGGTGTTCCAATGACGCCAGAAGACGTCCTCCAGGCCATCGTCCGCGCCCTCGAGGCCTCGGACGAGTTCACGGGTGGTGACTACATCACTCACGAGTTCGACCCCGAGGGGACGGACAACCGGCTCCAGCAGCCGATCGTCTCGTTCAACATCCCGAGCAACCCCCGGACGACCGAGTGGGACTCGGACCTCGCCGGCTACCTGACCGACGACACGGGGCAGCAGCAGGGCCGCATCTTCCGGCCGACCTGGGAGATGCAGATCGACGTCGCGATCACGCTGGCGGCCGGCAACGACGCGCTCGATGCGTCGGTGCTCGGCGGCGAGTTCCAGCAGGCGCTGCTGCCGCACGACTCGGCGCTGTTCTCGAATCCGTTCCCCGACGGCGACGGCGGTGTCGTCGAGGAGATCGAGGACTTCACGGTCGGGAACGGCCAGCGGATGGACGACCTGGCCGGCCCGGGGCTCCGGCGCTGGCAGCAGGAGCTCGCGGTGACGTGGTACCACGAGATCACCACGGATGACCCGGCGCTGACTGAGGTCACCGTCGCGGCGCCGTCGGAGATGTCCGAGGACGACGACGGTCGGATCGTCTGGGAGTACTGAATCGCTCGCGAACCAACATTCCACACAACCAACATGGTAGTTACAATCGGTCAGTCCCCCGGAACCGAGGTCACGCTCGAGGCTGGCGCTATCGGAGGCATCTCGATCGGTGCCGAAGAGAAGCTCGTCATCTTCGCGCGCGGCGACCCGGCGAACGGGGACGCACAGACGAACAGCCCGGTGAAGATCGGGGCGAAGGGAGAGGCCGAGACGCAGTTCGGCGAGGGCAGTCACCTCACCCAGCTGCTGAAGCAGGCCATCGACAACGGCGCCAACACAGCGTATCTGTGGGGCGTCATGCCGTCGACGCAGTCGGTGACCGGCGAGGCCGTCGACGCGGCGACGCAGTCCTTCACCCTGAACAACGCACCCATCATCGAAGACGTCGACGAGATCACCGTCACCGACCCGGCGGGGCCGACGGAGTACGACGTCGAGTTCCGGTACAACTCGCCACCCGACACGCCCCAGAGCGCGGAGACGGCCTTCGTCCGCCCGCAGTCCGGGGAGATCGAGACGGACGCGGCAGCCGACTTCGAGGTCGACTACAAGTACCTCGACTGGCAGGCGGCGTTCGACGCCGCCGACCCCATCGTGAACGAGGGCGAGTCCGGCGTGTACTTCGCCGGGACGGACGCCGAGTCCGTCGCGTCGACGCTCTTCTCGAAGGCGGAGAACCTCCGCGACCCCGCCTACAAGATGGTGAAGGCCGGCGCCGGCGCGCCGCCGAACGCCAACACCGAGGAGACGACGCCGGACCCGGACTACAACACGACGGAGTACGCGGACAACCTCGACTCCCTGCCCGGGTTCGCGTTCGCGCCGGCCCGCCAGGACAACACGACGGACACGCTGCTCGGCGCGGTCGCCGGGGTCGCTGCGGGGAACGACCTCCAGAACCCGATCCGTGGCGAGCAGCTCTCCGGCGTCGACGTCGAGTCCGGGTCGGACGACGCGGCCCTCTTCGACTGGGGCGAGCGGAACGACCTGCGGAACGCCCAGGTCATCCCCATCAAGCAGGAGGGCTCGATCAACCTCGACGGCTCGGTGTCGACGAACACCAGCGAGAACTGGGAGACGGACTTCCAGACGGTCCGCGTGGTCGACCGCGCCATCCTGGTGGTGTACGCGGTCGCCCAGCAGATCATGAACACGCTGGACACGCCCGGTCGCGACGAGATCGCGGCCGAGGAGGCGCAGGCCCAGCTCGAGGGGATGGCCGACGAAGGCCTCGTCCTCCCGAACCAGCCGAACGAAGTGAACCTGTTCGTGCGGCCCGTCGACGACACGCCCCAGGGCACGATCGCCCTCGAGATGGGCGTGACGCCGGTACAGGCCGTCGACACGTTCAAGACCACCATCACGATCGGGTGATAACTCATGGCAAACGACCGCAATCAGACTGGTGACGACGTCGAACTCGTCATCGACGGCGAAGTGGTTCCAGTCACGGACAAGGGCTGGACCGACACCCGGGACTGGGCCGAGTCGAACTTCGACGACTCGAAGGCCCCCGACCGCGGGCTCGCAGCCCGCTCGACGGAGGGGGACCTCGAGTACGACGGCACCAAGCAGGAACTGGAGCGGAAGCTCCACGAGGCGCCGCAGAACAAGCACCGCCTCATCTTCCGGAACAAGAAGCACGGTGGCGGCTACCGGATCATGAACGTCACCATCGACGACATCGAGCACTCGCACCCGGGCGACGGGAAGTCGAACGTCTCGATCAGCTGGTCGGGCGGCGAGCCCATCCCCTTCTGAGGACGTCGTCGACGAAGCGCGATCGGCGAACCGCTGAGCAACTACTTCTCGCGGCTACAACATCATGACACGAAACAGCGACGTTGAAGTTCTGAACAAGGTACTGGAGGAACCGGAGCAGAAACCGTACATCATCGAGACGAAGCACGGCACGATCGAGTACGAGATTCGACGTGCCAGTCGGACGCGGCGGCATGCGTTCATCGACTCGCTCCCGGACGAGCTCGTCGAGTACATGAACGAGCAGGCGAGCGAGCAGCGCGACCAGCTCGACATCGACGACATCTCCTCGCTCGACGACCTGAGCAAGGCCGAGCCCGACGACGCGCCCTCGGACACGATGCTGACCGAGGAGTCCGTCCAGGAGATGGAGGAGTTCATCGTCGAGCACCTGGAGCACTCCCAGATCTCGAACTCGGAGACGCGGGACCTGATGGAGCTGTGGCCGGACGAGCAGTTCTTCGCGACGTCGTTCCTGATCCTCGCCGTCTCCTCGGAGAGTGACTCGGTGAAGGACTTTCGCGTCGAGTGACGAGGGCCAGGAGCTCCTGAAGGACATCGAGCAGTTCGGCCTCCCGAACGTCGACTCCGCGGCCGACCTCACTGTTCCTCAAGCCGTTTTCCTGCGGGTAGCTCGCGCCGAGCGGAGTCGACGGAAGAAAAAGGAGATGAAAGGATAACATGTTCGAGGCACTCAACGCCAGCCTCCTCGCCACCGAGACGATCAGCCGCGCGATGAACAGCGCGGCGAACGCCACCGAGGCGGCGGGCGATGAAGCGGTCCAGTCAGGAGTAGAGTTCGGGTCCCTCGGGTCGGCGCTCGACCAGGTCGACGACGAGGCCATCCAGATGGGAGTCGGGATGCGGACGGCGAAGGGCGCCGTCGACGAGATGGGCGACGAGGCGCTCCAGGCCGCCCTCGAGACGAAGGCGCTCGACTCCGCGATGGACGACGCCGCGACGTCGTCGCTCGGCCTCGCCGCGTCGATGGGGCCACTCCGCGGCAGCATCGGCACGATGGGGCCGCTCGTCGCCGCCGGCGTCGTCCCGCTGTTCGGCCTGGCGGGCGCGCTCGGAGGCGTCGCGACGGCCGCCGGCGCCGCGGCCGGCGGGATCGCCGCGATCGCGTTCGGCGGCCTCCAGCGGAAGGCAGAGAACATGGCCGCCGCCTCGAGCCAGTTCGAGGACTCCTCGGAGGCGATGCAGGCGATCTTCAAGGACTTCGGCAGCCAGCTGAAGGAGGCGACCGAGCCGCTCCAGACCGCCGCGAACACCGAGTTCGCGATGGCGGGCCTCGAGGGCGTCATCGAGCTGGTCGGGATCGCCAGTCGCGGGTTCGCGCAGATGTCCGGGACGTTGCGTGAGGTGGGGTCGATGTTCGGGGGTGAAATCCTGGCATCGGCCCCTGCTGTCTTCGACGAGCTCGACACGACCCTGACGGCACTGATGCCGTCCCTCGAGGCGCTCGCGTCGATGCTCGGCGACGTCCCGCAGCTCATCGCGTTCCTACGCGAGAGCACCGTCCGCGTCCAGTCGGAGATGATCGGGCTCGGTGGTGCTGTCGTCGACGCCGCAGCGGGGCTGACCACGCTCGGGG